TTTACTACTGGTTTTGTATTAACTAAAGGTAATGCTTCATATTTAGTAAAATATGTTGCAGGTAAAGGTGAAGATTCTGTTACTAGAAATTATAAATTCATTGGTAAAAATAAAGATGGTGAACCAGTATTTTTAATAACAAGTTTACTTGGTAGAAATATGTTAGGTACTAGAACTCCTGAATATTCAGTTGTGTTACCAAAAGGTAAAGTAAATAAAACTAGTATATTTGATGAAAATCAAATTAAATTAAATTATAATAAACAACTATTTTTAGATACTAGAAATAACATAGATATACCTTATATACCAGCAGTTGAATCAATTGTTAGTAAAGATAATGAAGAAAATTTAGTTGTTTCTACTAATACGAAAGAAATAGAAAAAGTAATTGAAAAACCTAAAAAGGAAGAAAAGAAAGTAGAAGAAAATCCAGTTCCAGAAAATTTACAAGGTTTAAATTTAAAAGAAGGTGATATAGTTTTAAGACGTAAAAAAGAAGTTTTTAATTATAATCATGCTGTTAATGGTAATAAAGTTGAAATTGATGGTTATAAAGTAGAAGTGATAAATCATCCTGAAGTAGAATTATTAGCTGTTAATAAAGATTTAAATAATTATGAAACAGATGAAAGTGGTGTAATTACATATTCTAATACAAAAAAAGAATGGAAAATAATAGAATTATCTAGTGGTAAAATATTTCCATTAAAAAGTAGAGTTTTATCTGATATACAAGGTGATGTTATTGAATTATTAAATGAAGTTTCACAGAGACCTAATAATATAGAAATACTTAAAAAAGTTGGATTTAATTTTGATAAATGTTAATAAATGAGTTGTAGTGTAAAAATAAATACAATAAAACACCTAGAGGAAGAAGGTGTTATAGAAGGTGCTAGAAGAGTAATTGATTTAACTAAGTTTAATGAACTTAATAATTCACTTACTAATTTAGCATTTACTAAATGGAATGTAGGTAATAATAAAGATAAATTATTTACAACAGAATCTAAGTATATTAAATTATTAGATGGTAATTATAAGTTTATAATTAGAGCTATACCTAATGAACAATTATTTAAAATGCTTCAAGAAGCTGTTGATAATAACCAGATTAATCAAATATTAGAAACTAAATTAAATAATAATGTTAATTATACATTAAAAGCAGTAGATATCTTAAATTCAGATAAAGCTGTAGATATATTTAATAAAGGTCAAAAAAATAATTGGTCTCTAGATAAAATATTAACAGAGCTTCAAGTACCTAAAGAGCAAAAACAGATTATTTTAAACAGTGATTTTGGAGGATTTTATACTGAAGAATTGTCTTTAAGAGAAAATATTATAATGTCTTTATTAGCTGATAATAGTTTTGCAGTTGAGATTAATACTGCTAAAGATGAAAAATATTTAAGTAATCCTTTTATATATTATATTCCAAATACTAATGGAGAGTATGATATATTAAATGTTGCAGGTGATTTACTAGAAACTGTTAAAACAAGTAAAGAAGCTGAAAATAAAGTTAAAGAATTAAATAAAATCCCTACTCAATATTATTCTAACCTAACAGTTCCAGGAGGTACTAATTATACAGAAAATGAAATAGCTACACCTGCTATTACTCCTAGTATTAAAGGTCATGCTCAATTTGCTACAGATAATGGTATAGGTTGGTTTAGAAGTGATGATAAAGCAGACCGTATTTATAACAAAGAAGAAGAAGTTAAAGATGAAAATGGCAATATTCTTGTTTCAGGTGGTTATTCTTATATTAAAAGTAATAACAAAGCTCGTAGAATACTTGAAATACAATCTGATTTATTTCAGAAAGGTAGGAATTTAGATATATTACAAAAACATGATACTAATTCTATTCAAAGCGTAGAAGAAGCTGATAAAATTAGAAAAGAAAAAGATAATCAATTCCTACAACTTCTAAATAAAGATAATAACTGGGTAACATTCTTTGTTAAATCTATTATACAAGATACGGCAAAACAAACTATAACAGAAGTACAAGAATCTGATGTTGAAGCTAAGGTTAAAGAATTAGAAAAAGATGGATTACTTGAAATAGATTGTAAAGGTAAATTAAAAGCTGAAAAAGGATTACAAACTAATTTTACTAAAGGTGGTAAATGGAAATTAATTAAAGATTTGAAAGGCTATCCTACACATAAAGAAGGTGGAGTAGATTTAACTATTGGAAAAAATGGTGTAAGCATTAAAAATGGTAATACAGAATTTACAGCAAAACATGGTTTAGTAATTCCTAAAAATTAATATTATGTATAAAAATATAAAAGTAGAAGCAGAACATAATGAATTAATACTTGAAAATTCTCACGGAGATAAAGCAATAATTCCTGCAAATAAAAGAAATTGGGTTAAACAAAAACTATCAGAAGGTTGTCATGGATGTATAGATAGTTTGGTAGATACACTTCCTGTAATGACTGATTATGCTCAAGATGGCAGTTTGTATTCAGAATATTTAACTCCAGACCCACCTACAAAAAAACATCCTTTAGACCCAAACCCAGATGGTAGCCTTCCTTCTTATTTTGAAGGAAGTGAAGAACATCCTATAGAATTAGATGAAGTAACTGTTACAGCAAAAGCTCCTGAATGGGTAAAATACCGTAAAGAGTATGTAAAAAATAATCATTTTAATATTGATGAATATGTAGAGAATAGATTTAATAATCCTGTTGGTAGAGAAGCTATTGAAAAAATAGACCCAGAAGGTTGGAGAAAAAAACTTAGACAAGAAGGATTAGAAAAAAGATATAATTCTGTAATGGATTATGTAGGAGAACAACTTGTTAAAAATAAACCACAAGGTGATTTAAGTAGGGCAGAATGGTTAAATCAAATGACTGATAAAGAAGAGGAAATCATTAAAAGGAATCCTAAATATCAATCTTCATTATGGGCTGATACTAAAAGAGGGTTAATTTCTTTGGTTGAACAAAATCCTTTGCAAACATTTCAAAATATATTAGATTCTTCTGATTATACAGACAGAGAAAAAAAAGAAATGTTAATAGATTATGTTGACCATCCTATAATGTCAAAACTAGGAGATACTGCTAAAATATTAAATCCTTTAACAGTGCCTTCTAAAATGGTACAATCTTCTTATAAAGATGATTATTCATTTACAGATGCTGTAAAGGGTAAAAAGAATAATGCAGGAATTGTAGAAGATATTGTTACAGACCCATTAAATTTAGTAGGAGCAGGTTTAGTTGGTAAACTATCTAAAGCTGATAAAGTAATAGATGCTATTAAAGCAGGAACTAAAGTTTTAAATAAAACAGATGATGTAGTTAGAAATCTACCTAAATTAGAACAAGTACCTTTAGATTTTAGAATAGAAGATGTTTTAAAAATTATATCTCCTACTGAAAGAAAAAATATGGAAATTGTTAAAAAGGGAAATGCTTATTTTAAAGAGTTAGATAATCCTGAATCTTTAAAAAGATTAAAAGAATTTGGAGATGAGTATAATATTGATTTATTAGATGCTTATAAAAAGGCTGAAAAAAGATGGGATTACGGTAATAATATAGGTAAAAATGATAGATTTCAAGTAGCTGGAGATGAAATATTTAAAGGCGATATAGTTGATGCTATGGGGGTTTCTACTGTTAATAAGGAAGGAATGGTACAAGGATATTTAAATAAAGCTAATAAAGGAGGTAAAGAAGATTTATCAGAATATAGTGTAAATTATATTAATAAAAAAGCAAGTATAGAAGATTATGACACAACAGTTTGGCATGAGTTATCTCATGATATAAACAAAAATATTATAGGAAGTTCTAAAAAATTGCAAGATGATATTTCTAATATATTTATAAAAAACTTAGATGAAGTAGATAAAACAAAAGCTTTAAAGGCTAAAGAAGTATCTAATAGATTATATAAATCACACTGGAAACGTAGTGAAGTAGGAAAGTTTAAAGAAGGTAAATCTATAGAAGATACAATTAAAGATGAATTAACTTATGTATCCAAACCAACTGAAACTTGGGCGTTTTTATCTACTAATTTAAGGCAAGACTTAAAAAACACAGGAATAATAAAAAATTATAATGAATTATTAACTCCTGAAAAACTTGAACAAGCTATTAAAAATGGTAACACAGTATTTAGTAGATTTGAACCTTACATAAAAGATAAAGAGGCTTTTATTAAATTATTTAATAAAATGACTTTAAGTATAGCTCCTGCCGCCTTATATTTTCAATCACAAAATCAACAAAATAAATCTGAACAATAATGAGTTGTATATATAAATATAAAGGTAAAGATTATACTAAAGATGAATTTTATTCTTTAGTTAGAACAACTATGGTTCAACCAAGAACTGTTCAAAAATATGAAAAAGTATTATTTCCTAAAGGAGATACTGCTGCTAAGATTGAAGGGCATCAGACTTTAGAGGAGTTTAAGAAACAAAAAGAAGATAGGATTAAAGAGCTTGAAGATGAAAAAGAAAATGTAGCTTATTTGTTAGATGATAGTAAAGAAGTTCAAGATGCATATGCAATATTGGCTAATTTTCCTGAAGATAAAACAGCATTGCAGACTATAAATAATGCTGAAAGTAATAAAAAAGAATCTATAGATTTAGAAATAAAACATTTAGAACAAGAACTTGCAGATGTAGAGTCTGGACAAACTCAATTAAGTAGTATTGCCAATTTTTATGAAAATACTATAACTAATATTCTTAAAAAGAATGGTTATAATCCTGTAGAAATTACTGATGAATATGGTAATAAATGGAATGAAATAAAAATAAATTCTGAATTGTCTTCTCAAGATATATATTTATCTCCTAGAAATTCTCAATCTTCTTCTAGAAATGAAAGACCTGTAACTGATAATTATATAGAGTATATAAACTATAAGAAACAACAGTTAGAGAAAGTAAAACAAATATTAAAAGTACTTAATAGGGATAAAAGAAATCCTAAAAAGGATACTGCTAATATATTAGAACAAATAAAAAAATATCACTTAATAGAAGCTGATATAAAACAAGATATTGAAACTCTTCAGAAAAATGAAATAGATTTAATGTTTCACGCTATTTCTGAAGAAATACAAGGATTATCTGAGTCATTAGATAATGTAGGTAGTATTTCATCTAGTCATAATGTACAGGATATTAAATCTAGAATTAACTTTTTATATTCATTTATTAAAGGTGTAGATTTAGAAGGTAATGAAACTGGTATAGAAAGTCTTGGTGGATTTAATCACCCAGATTTTGCAGACATTACAACAGCTATAGATGAATTATATAAAAAATATCTTCAAACTATGTCTGACATTAGAGATAAGATAATTAGTGAAGATATATCTTTTGCATCTAATATTGAAGGTAATAATAATATTTCTGAGGCTGAACTTGCTAAAATGTTTAATGCTGAAAATGATATTAACTGGTTAGAAAAAACATTTTTAGGTATAACTAATTCATCTAATAATGATACAATACTACCTCAAATATTAAAATCTTTTCTTGAAACTAAAGTAGCTTTAAGAGAAGCTGAAGTAAAAAGATTTCAAGATAGATTAAATTCTGCTATTAAAAAACTTACTGGTAGTGATTTTGAATTTATATTTGAAAAAACTAAAAGGGGTACTAAGACAGGTAACATTATAAACCTTACTTCACCATTGTGGAGAAAAGCTATTAGTTCTTTTATGAAACTGAACAAAGATGAAAATCTTGAATCTAGATATAAAAAGAAAGCTAACTGGCTTAAAACTAATGCTGAGGTAATTGATATTAGAAAGTTAAAAGTAGTACAAGAGTTATATGGTGTAGAATATGAACAATATTTTAAATTCTCAAGTGAAGAAATGGATGACTATGAAAAGCATCTACAAGACATACTTGGTCCACTATATGATGATGAAATAAACTCTGTATTAAATGCATTACTTATTTTCCAAGAGCAGAAAGCTACTTATTTAGAAGATACTGGAAATGCATATAAAAATAGAAATGTAGCTAGAGTAGACCCTTGGGCTTTTATAGATAATTATTTTAGTCCAACATTTTTACATTCAATAAATTATGAAGCAGGAACAAACAGTGTGGAATCTGTATTCTCAGATATACAGAATATTAGATTTATACCAAGAAAAGATGTATTTGTTACTTTTGATGAAGAGGGTAATGAAGTGTACCAAGACTCAGGATATTATAACTCAGAGTTTGATGAGATTAAAAATGATGTAGATAAATTAGAATATTGGAAAGTACTTAGAGAAATATATCAAGATTATGTTAATCCTACATATAGTGACCAAGGTATATCTGATATGTCTTATGCTAAATTTGAAGAAACTTTTATAGAAACTTTATCTTCAGCTAGTAAATTACAAAAAGGAACTAAACTATTTAAAAAAGGTTTACATGAATTTAAAGCTTTATTCTACGAAAGAGGTATGAATAAAGATGCTAGACAAAATGATGATTTTGTTATATCAAACTACTATGATAGTGCTAATAAAGACTATAGAAATTTAATACAAGTTCTACAGTTTAAAAATTTACAAGAGTTAAAAAATTTAGCAGCAAAAGAAAATGTAAACATAACAAACTTACATGAGAAAGCTGATATTGTAAAAGAGATTGCATTAAAACTATCATTAGAGGGTAAATCTACAGATATTAATAAAGTAACTGGAGCTTTACTGGATATGACAGCTATACAAAAAGCTAAAGAAGATACTTTACCCATTGCTAATATTATATTAGACTCTCATAAGATGTCTAAAGACTCTAATGGTAATGAAAGAAAAAATTCTATCTCTAGAATGGAGAATTGGATAGATAGAATTATTAAAAATAAACATGAGAAATATAGAGGTGGGGCTAGTTTTATAGGTAATGATATTACTAAAAGAACTTGGTTTGGAAACATGTTAGATAAAGTAGGAGAAATTCCTTTTATTAATAAGTATATTAATAAAAAGAAAATGTATCTACTTTCAGATAATGAGAAAGAATTATTGAAACATTTAACTGAATTAAAAGAAACTGGAGCATCTAGAGATGCAAGCTCTAGTTTTAACTATGCAGGTAATACTTATTATATAAAAAAAGAGGGTTCTGTTGTTAAATATCTTAAAAAAGGAGAAACAGGAGCTGCTATATCTATGACTGGAGAAGAATATGATGATATATTTGAAAAATATATAGCAAGTAAAATCTCAGAATTAGGTTTAGATTTAAGCGTTGCTGGATTTATACAAGGATTACTTAAAGTTATTATTATAAAAGGATTAGGACTTAACCCAGTATCTGGTATATTTAACAGGATAGAAGGTAAGAACTCTGCTATTATAATGGATAAAACAGGTAAATATTGGACTAAAGGTAATATACATAAAGCAAATAACTTTATGGCATTTGCTAACTTTATTAAAATATTACCTGAAAGAATGAAACCTGACCAATTAAAAAAAGTACAGGAATTAGAGAAATTTCAAATATTTCTAAATAATGTAAATTTAATTCAAGATAGAAAAAATGAATTAGAAAGACAAGCTGAAAAATCTGACTCTACTAAAAGATATTTAGAAAGATTTAACTTATATCAAATGGCTGTGGATAATCCTGAATTTAAAAACCAAGGAGCTATATTACTTTCTATTCTAATGGATACTAAAGTTAAAGATTTAGATGGAAATGAAACACCTATATTTGATGGTAAAGAGTTTAAAATTTATAATAATGTAGATGGTAGATTAGTATTAAAACCAGAATATAGAACTGAAGAAAATATTACTAATTGGGAAAATTTTGATATAGATGAGATTGATTTAAAGAATAATCAGTTTTTTATTACTAGAAATAAAATGAAAAATGCTATTTCTAGGTCTCAAGGTAACTATGATAATTTAGATATTATAGATGCTACTAAGAATATATGGGGTAGGTCACTTACACTATTTATGAAGTGGATGCCTGAACATTTTATGCAAAGATTCTCTTCTGGTAAAGGTATAGATTTAACTACTGGAGAGAGTAAACTAAAAGGTAGATACAGATACTTATGGGATAACCATCCTGCACTATTTACAACAGGTATGGCTACACTATTTATGTCTTTTGGTATGACTCCATTATCTATATTTGCTGGAGCTGGATTTACAGGATTTGTAGCTTGGAAGTATTTTAGAGATATGTCCAAGAAAGAAGATATCCAAAGAGAAGTAAGTAATACCCAAGAGTTTATTGCTTTTACTAAGTCTATTATAATAGAAACTTTAAACTATCCTTTAGAAGCACTTAATATACCTAAAGCTATAAAGAATGATTCCTATAAGAAAACATCTTTAACTCAAGAAGAAGCTAATAACCTAGTAGCTATTGCTAAAGAATTAGGTATTAAACTTACTATGATAGCAATGTTATTATTAGTTAAGAAAATGACTTGGGATGATGATGATGATAAAGATTCTAAAAGAAGACAATTCCATAATTTTATGGATAATCAACTTAATAGAAATATAACTACTTTATCTAACTGGACTAATCCTAATGCATTCTTATCAGATGTACAAAGATTAGCTTTCTTAAGATATCTATCTGATGTGGGTAATTTACTTACTGAATTAGCTAAGTTTGATGATGGTGAAGCTATAACTGAATATGCACTTAAATCTTCTCCATTACCTAGATTAATTACTAAAGGTAGTATGCCTTGGTATGATAAGAAAGAGTATGATAACACTCAGTGGGAAGACAGATTAATTAAAGATATGAATTCTGATGGTGAGTGGAGTGCTAAACAAGAATACTTAAGTATAAGACAAGATAAAAGAGAAGAAATAAAAGAGAGACTTGTAAAAGAAGGGTATGAAGGACAAGCTCTTAAAGATGCTATAAATAAAGAAATGAATAAAGCTCTTCCTAAAAAGAAAAAGGATGAGTCATACAAATCAATATTAGAAAAAACTAAAAAAGCAGTAAAATGAAAAATTTAATTGAAGTAATTAAGAAATCTGGATTTACAAAATTGGCATTTGCAGGGCTTGCCGTACTATTTGCTATACTTGGAGCATGGTCACTATTCTATGCTATGTTAGGTATATTCCTATATGTAAATGCAAATACAATTTACAAGTATATAAAAGATATTAAGCTTTAATACTGGTAACACAAAGAAAAAAGGAAGCCCATTTAGAGCTTCCTTTTTTATTAAAAATCATCATAAATACCATATCCTATAAAAAGTTGAAGAATTTCTTCTTTCTCTTCTTTTTCTTCTAGGAATTTCCATTCAAGTTCTTTATCAGATAATCTTAAAAATCTTAAAAATAAATTTGCAAATCTGTTAGTTTGCCACTTAAAATTTGAGTCATCTACTACAATACCATGTTTTTCAAATTCTTCAATTTGAAAATTAGTTAACTCATGTTCTTGATATTCTTGTAGAACTTTCCATTTACCCATTTCTTGCCAATCTCTATTTCTACCAGATTCATCTCCATTTGAAGTAAACTGTAGACCTGTTAATTCACAAGACTTTTTATAAAGAACCTCAAGTTCTTGTATAGTTCTATTACATAAAAGTTCAACAACTTCACTTATATTATGACCATCTCCTGAATAGTCTCCTATTTCTATTTTAATTTTTTTCATCTAATCTTTCTCTTATTTGAGTTAATGTAGTTTCATTATAAAATTTACCATCTTCAAATATTACTTGAAGTGCTCCTGTACCCTCAGATTCCCAATCTACTTGGTCACTTAAGATATATCCTCTATCTCCAAAATCTCCTACATGCAGTAAACCTCTAGCACTTTTTTTAGTACCATCATCTGTTACTGGGTCTTTGAATATTTCTATACCTATTTCTCCATAAGCAGGAGAACCACTTTCTACAGATAATCTAACTTGAGCTTGAAATAAATAAATTAAGCTAATTATAGCAAAAGCTATTGTTATAATTACTGCACCACCAACCATATCTTTATCTTTTGGAGGATAATATGCCATAATATAATTCATTAATAGAAGTATTAATGTAATAATAAAACTAAACCAACCTATATTTTTTCTTGTTATTTTCATTTTTTAAATTTTTTAAATTTTTTAATCCAATTTTTAAGTGGAAATACTGCTTTATCACCTGGATGTATTGAATACATTTCTCCAGATTCTATATTAGTTAATTTCTCTGTTGTTTTTCTACCTGATTTTTCTAGAGTAAACAGTCCAGTACTCATTATCTCTTTCATTAGTTTTCTGTACTCTTTACTCATAATTAGTTTAAATTAGAATTTCTATATATACTAATATTATTCATTTCAATTGCCATGATTAAAACATTTTAATTACTTCTAAATTACTTGGTTGATAACCTGTACCACTTTTATTCCAATAAGTATAAGTATCAAATTTACTATTTGTAGTAAATACTTTATCAAAATAATTAGTAACAGGGTCTTCTCCTAAATTTTGAATAGTTATATGTGATACAGCTAAATATAATTTACCACAATTTCTCTCTCTAAGTAATTTAGCTAAACCTTTAAAAGTTCCACCTTTTACACAGATATCATCTATAATAAGAATATCTTTACCTTCAAAGTCTTGTCTATCTACTATTTGTGTAATATTAGATTCTCCTGCTGTATACTTTCTAGATTTAGATGCTGAATAAGTCTCTCCTGCCCATTGTATTTTATCACAAAGTTTCATAAGTGGTTTAAATCCACCTGCATCTGAAGACATTAGAATTAAATTATTTTCTTGTTCTTGAGCAGATGATTTTTTTTCTCTAAAAATATTACCATATATAACTTCAAAAATAAATTTACTATTATCAATTATAGTAACATTATCTATTAAAACTTCTACTACTTCTGAGTTATGAGGATGAAATATTTCATAATGTATGTTTTTATATTTATTTAAAAACTCACATACCATCTTTAATCCAAAAGATTGATTAGTGTCAAATCTTCTATCTGCTTGAGCATCTAATAAGTTTGGAATAGTCACTATAGGATGTGCTCCTTTCCATTCCATAATCTCTAATATTTGTCCTAAATGCCATAAATCTTCATAAGAATTAATCTTATAGGTAAAAGCATAACCTTCATTTTGATTTAATATATCTAGATTATCTTCTACTTCCGCATAACTTGTTCCATCTGGGTATTTTGTTACTCGTATCATAATATTAAAATTTAAAAATTGTATATCCTAAACTAACTCCTACAGCAGGAGACCATTTTACACCATTATACATATATCCTACACTAGCACTAACATTGAATTTTTTATCTTCAATACCAGATACTTGCCATGTTCTAACATCTGTAGTTTCTGTATATGGATTATAATTTTTTACATCTGCAAATGGAGTACCTTTACTTAATCCTAAAAATCCATTAGGCTGTAAACCTATAACAACTGAATACTTATGTTTCATTGTTAGTTTATAATAAGTAGAATCAGCTATAAAAGCTCTTTGTGTTGGCTCATAATGAAGATTAAAACCATATTTAGCTTCAATCCATTTATTATTAATTTCTTCTCCTAATACTCCAGTAAGAGAATCAATACTTATAGTATTATTGGTAGGTACAAATATAGTATCTATCTTAGTTTCTGTTTTTACAATAGTAGCACTACCTTTTTCCTTAAGTAATCTTTTATTTTCCTTTACAATATTTTGAAGCTCCTGAATAGTACTATCTTTAGTTTCTAGTTTTATAAAAGTTTCTGCTTTTTCAGTTTCTAGAACTTGTATTCTAGCTACACTAAGACCATCTTTATCTTTCCAAGTAACTAATTCAGAATTTAAAGCTTTTTGTAGATTATTAAGTTCATTATAATCTTTCTTTATATCAGCATTGCATTTATAAAGTAAAAAGATTACTATTATACACCCTATAAGTGCTACTGTTTTTATATTTTCCAATTTCATATTGTTTGAATTAAAAAGGGGATGTTTCCATCCCCTTAATTGCTACTCTTCTCTGTTATCTCCTTCTCCGTGAAGTGTGTTTGTACTTCTTCTTAGCATTAATTTTTTGTAATTCATTTCCATAATCTCTTCTAGACTATATCCTATTAAATTACTAGTTGCTGTAAGATACCATAAGACATCTCCTAGCTCTTTAGCTATTGCATTTTTATCTGTTTCAGTTATTTCATTAGTATTAAGATAATCTTTATCTCTATATAACTTTTTTACTTTATCTGAAACTTCTCCAGCTTCCCCAGTTAATCCCATTGCACAATAGGCTAACCCTATTTCTTTTGGAAAAACAGCTGTCTTTCCTATAATTGTTTGATATTCTTGTATATCCATATTAAATAATCTCAATTGCATTTTTTTAACCACATTTTGAACTTCCACAATCTAGACACTTATTGCATCCTTCTTCAAATATTACATTAGTAGAGCCACAATCATTACAACTAACTGTAGATTTAGCTCCATCTGGAATATATTTCTTAAGGACTCTTGCTAGACCTTTAGTAAAACTAAATAAATCTCCATTAGACTTATGTAATTGCTCTACTATAAATTTAATATCAGCTCCATGTCTTAAACTAGTTGATACTAATCTAGTAATAGCAGCTTGCTCATCTGTCATTTCTGTAGTAATGTCTTCAGAATAGGTTTCTTCTTGTTTAATCAAGTCATACCTACCCTTCTTAATTTTTCTTAGTATTAAATTGTTTTCATTAGTAAAATAATCAGTAACAAATACTTCATATGGTTTACTATTTAACAGTCCCACAAATACGTTATATTTAACACCATTACTAACAGTAGAATGAACCTCACATTCTAAATCTTTAGGTCTTTTTACAGCATCTACATACTGAAACTCATCTCTATCTTTATTTATTATAAGTACTCCTGACCTAGAATTATCTCTATATACAGTTATACCTTTTAATCCTCTTTTCCAAGATTCTAAGTATATTTTAGACACCTCTTTTTCTGAAACATCTTCAGGTAGATTAATAGTAGATGAGATACTATGAGTAATATATTTTTGAATTGTAGATTGTATTTCTACTCTTTTAATCCAATCTATATCATTAGCTGTAGAATCATACCAAGGAGATTGTTTAAACATGTTTTCTAGAAATTCTTTATTTTGTTTTAATACTGAATAACCATTTTCATCTTTTTGAATTAACCAATCTTCAAATTTAGGATGTAATACAGGAAATTCTTGCCAAGAGTCCCCATTCTGGTCTACAAAATCTACTCTAACATCATCACCTGGATTTACTTTTTTTCTTCTAATATAAAATGGTTGAAATAATGGTTCTATACCTGAAGTAGTTTGACACATAAGACTCACTGTACCTGTAGGTGCTACTGTACTCCATGATACATTTCTCCTACCAGTATTATTTAATTTCTTTAACTTGTCTGGAAATTGTTTCCATATAAACTCATAAAACTTATTTTCTCCTCCTACTATAGCATATCCATTCATTGAATCTCCAGATACATGCCACTCTTTTTCTCTATCCCATCCTTCAAATGGTCCTCTAAGAATAGCTAAATCAGTTGTACAGTCTAATTCAGATTCTAACTTAGTTGTCATTATATGGTCTATTTCTACTATAGCAGCAGGAGAATCATATTTAATTCCTAATGCAGCTAAAGTATCACCTAGTGCTGTAAAACCTAAACCTGTTCTTCTAGAAGCTTTAGCTGTACTATATATCTTTTTCCAAAGTTCTTTTTCAACTATTTTTATTTCAGATGGTTCTGGGTCAGAATTTATTTTATCTATAATTCTATCTATATGTTCTAATTCTAAATCAATTAAATCATCAGATAGTCTCATAGCTTCATAATTGACTTTATAAAACTTTTCATGGTCAAAATATGCATCTTTAGTAAATGGATTAACTACAAAAGAGTATAAATTAACAGCAATTAATCTACAAGCATCATAAGGTTGCATTGCAATCTCAGAACATGGATTAGTAGTTACTTGTCTAAATTGAGGATAAACTCCATCAGGACTATAATTAACCATATTATCCCAGAACATAAGTCCTGGTTCAGCTACATTATGAGCTGACTTAATAATCTCATTCCAATATTCTTTTGCTTTAATCCTTCTAAAGTATAGATTACCAAAATATTCACTTTTAGTTTCACCAATCCAACCCTTTTTTAATTCATTATAATTTAAATCATTGAAAGAGGATGAAGAAGCTTCAAAATTACATGGAAATCTCAAAATATAATCTTCATCATTCTCTACAGCTTTCATGAACTCATCATTAAGTTTAACAGAAATATTAGCACCAGTTACCTGTGTTAAATCTCTTTTAATCTTAATAAAATCCATAATGTCAGGATGGTTGATATCCATACTAATCATAAGTGCTCCTCTTCTACCATTTTGAGCTACTTCTCTAGTTGAATTACTAAATCTGTGCATAAATGATACAGCTCCAGTAGATGACTTTGCAGCATTTGTTGTAGAAGTTCCTTGAGGTCTAAGTGTTGATATATCTATACCTACACCACCTCTTCTCTTCATCAGTTGTACTAATTCTTGGTCTTTCTGAAATATTCCTCCATAAGAATCTTCTGGTTGTCCAATTACAAAGCAATTACTTAAAGAACCAATACTTTTAGCTCCTAATTGAGACATAATAGAACCTTGAGGAATAATATATTTGAAGTCTTTAAAAAAATTATAGATAGATTCTTCATCTAAATCTTTTCTCTTTCCACCATACTTTGATAAAAACATTTCAGCTTCATAGTTTTTATTTCTATCACCTAATGCATTCTCATCAATTTGGTATTTCTCTTCAACTTTAGCAAATTCTTTTGCTAATCTTTTGTGCATATCATCAGGTGTTTCTTCACCTTCTTGTGCATATTTAGATTGCCAAACATTTGCAGCTAACTCATCTCCATTAAAATATTTTAATAATTTTTCACTTCCCATATTAAAAATTATATTTGCCATTCTAATGCCTTAGATATAATAGGTAATTCTTGTATAAAAATCTTCTTTATATCCTTAGCTATTAATTGTATCTCTTTTTGTGCATGACCATCATCTCTTAAATCTAAAAAATGAATCCAAGACCTAACTGGTCCAGTCATAAATATTTTAGTTTTAGTAGCCATAGGTAAAACCATTCTAGCTTGTTCTCTAGCTACTCCAGCTCTTAATAATTGTCCATATAACCTTTTAGATTCTCTAAGATGATTTCTTATAGCAATATCTGCCATAGTAAAATCTTCTAATCTAGGATTAAATATTTCTTCACTAGATTGTCTATTATTTGTAGCTTGTCTTCTAATTTCCACATCTTCAAACATACTCTCAGATACTTTAGATACATCTTGATATCTTTGTGAAAACTCTTGAAATGTAAATGACCTATGCCTTAATAGTTGAATACCTATTGCTTTAGAAGTTTCTATTTCAAAAGTTATAAAGCCATGCTCAAAAGGAGACCAATGTTTGTTTTTAATTAAGTAATTAAGAAGTTTATCAGGTTGAGCAGTTTTATCCTCCCTAGATGAAGATACCCTAGCTATTTCAACTATAGTATTTTCAATATTAGGAGTTATTGACTGTAACTGTACTTTCATCTTCTTTTAATTTTTTTATTTCTGTAAACCTTTTTAGAAATTCTTTCTCTGCTCTACTTGGTGTCCAATAATCTAATCCATTATCTGTAATAGGAGCTTTTAAAGGTTTCCAATTTACATCTAACTTCTTAATAAAAGTTCTTTCTAATAACAAAGCTCTTTTATCTACATCTTTAGTTTGTTCTGTGTAAGGATATTGAAACCCATATTTATCAGCTATTACCTTAGATATTTTATCTTCAATAGCCATAAAATCTGGAAGCATTTGTTTAAGTGGTGTAGGACAATCTCCAGTGTAAGCTTCAGGTGCATCATGCATTAAAGCTTCTAATTTATCTCCTTTTGTATTATCATAACACCAACAACAATGCTGTGCTACTGAATAAAAAGTTTTAGTATGTCCTAACCATCTTGGTATATGAGATAAAGCTTTTGCAATATCTAATATAGATATTTCTAAAGGGTCTATGTTCTTATAATCAAACACTAAATTATTATATGTTCTTATGTAACTCATAATTTCAAATTTTTATTCCACAAATTTACTGGAATATATACCTTTTTCTCTATACCAGAGTTTCTAAAATGAAGGATATCAGGATTTATATCTTTAGTATTTATTGTATAGGTGTATTTATCTGTATTGATAATTATTTTATTTGAAATAACATACAATTCATAAGGTATACTCCATGCATTTAATTTTCTAAATATATGTGCCTCCGTATCAAATTTTGTATACACATTATCTTTAAAAATACCTATTTTTCTAATCCTATTTTCTGATATTAATTCTAATAAAACATTACCATTATCTAAAATAGTTATAGTATTATTATTATTGTCAATTATTTCCTTCATTTGTTTCAGGTTTATATCTATCATCCAAATCTGGTCTATGTTCTATCATATAAGCTAAAAACAATGTATTACATTGCATATGTCCTATATGGGATAAACCACTTTCTGGGTCATTATCTTCACCTTCCATAAAGGCATCTAAGTGTCTTTTTAGGCTCTCACAAATCTGCACTACAGATAATCCTTTTTTCCAGTTATGTGCATCATACTTTTCTGCACCAAATTCTAATACTCTAACCATAGGTAATAGGCTAGATTGAGGGACAAGTCCCCATCTGGGTTTTCCAGAATTAAATCTAGAACCCATTTCTTTTTCCTCCATAAGCTGTTTGATTGTTTTTTTTATAAGAAGAATTAGGAGGCTAATTGTGCCTCCTTTAATTCCTCTTTATAGTTAAATATTTCTTCCTCTCTATTAGGAGGAAAATCTAATTCTGCATCTTTAAAGTCTTCTACAGTTACTTCTGTGTTATATTTTTTATTTACAACACCTACAAATGTAGAGACATATTCCTTGTTTTTTTGAAGTACACTTCTAATAACTCTCATTTTCTTATTTTGCCTATCTTCAATCTCTTTATTAGAGATATTTATATATTTAAAATAATCATTAATTATTCTATTAGGGTACATTTGACTATAATTTCCTTTTATAAACTGTAAATAACTAGTTTGATAATCATTGGGAATCTTTAATACTACCATGTGTTTATCTTTATCATATACATAATCTGTTACATAGTAGTATTTATATGAAATCCAATCTAAAAACTTATCAAATTTTCTTTTGTAGTCAAGCCTGTCAGCATCAGAAGCTAGTGCAATGTTAGTATCTATTAAAATATAAATACATCCACCAGACTCTCTTCTATTATAGTCATTAACTCCTACTCCTAACTTAAAAAATGATGACAACTTAGTTGTAAGTTCTTCACCATAATATTTTAAGCAAGGATAAAGATACTTCCAAGTTCTGTTTTCATACAACTTCCCACTTTGTATTTGCATTCTAAATAATTTTTAATTTACACATCTAACTAAACCAAATGGTTTATATTTCCTTAATTGTAAATGTATTAAAAACCATTTAGTGAAAACAGAAAGTAAAGATACAAAATTTTTACTTTTTTCACAACATAATTATTCAGATTCTGGAAGTGAGTACTCTATTATTTTCTTGAAGTCTTCAAATGTCATACAAACTATGTCATCATATTCTTCCCTATTTCTCCTTCCTTTTTCTCTGTTTTTTCTGTGTATAAGAATTTTTGGTAATGTATGCTCTATAGAAGTAGCTGGAAATAATTCAGCCATTTTTTCTTCTATATACTTAAGTTCTTTACCATAATTAAGTCCAGAATCATACCCAGCTTTAATTTGAACATTGAATGGTATAAATATTAAATCTATACCAGCATCATCATGCAGTTTAGAACCTTGTCTAGAAGTTCTACAATGTTTAAAGCCTAATTCTTCTTTAAATTTTTTAGCGTAAAGTCTTTCAGCATCAGAGCCTTTTCTTTTATTTGTCTTACCATAATTTTTCTTTTTTTTAGCCATATTCTAATCTTTTATTAGAACAGCAGGAACTTCTTTTAAGTGTTTATTCATTGCAGTTACACTTTTAAATTTAGGTTTTTCATAATTATTATTAAATAACCATTCCTTCATATTAGAAGTAACTACAATATCAATTTTTTCATTTTTGAATTTCTGAATATATAATTCATCAATCTTTTTCAACATATTCTTATACAAAGGATTGTCATAAAAATCATTACTTATAAATAAAGTAAGTTTTCTATTATCCAAATTTGTAGAAAGTGATGACATTGAATTATTAAGTACATATTCAGAGTTTATACCTAAACATAAAAGTGGTTCATTGTTAGCATATATAATACCTCTATGAGAAGAAACAAAATGTTCTTGTCCTCCTTGTCTAAATATACATCTACTAGGCACACTTCCTCTATCTAATTGATAAACTAAATCAGCATACCTTCTATTGTAAGTATGGTTTGGTGCTTCATTAGGTAGTATATATTCTAATACTTTTATGTCTCCTTCATCCTTTGTAAATATAAACAAATTATGTGCAAATAATGAGTAAAAAGGTATAAATCTGTTTTTATCAGAAGTTCCTATTATTCCAGTTCTAAAATCTTCATCTTTATAATAACTAGGATGAAAATCAAAGTAAACTAAATTACTCATTTTTATTCTTCGTTTATATAATTAATAGGTATAAAGTATTCCCATTTAAATGGAACAGTTCTATCATCATCTCCTACTACATTATTGCCATAATGATTAGTAAAAAATCCAACCATATGTGATGCAATCATTGCAGCAGAATGTGATGTTTGTTTTAATGTACAAGGTTCTGGAGCTACTTCACTATCATCAAATAAATGCTTTCTATATTCATCTATTTTATCAGGTGTAACACAAAATATTGTAAGTTGTTCCATAAGAAGTCTACCATCTATGAATACAGGTACTCCTGTATCTACTGATTCATCTTCTGAAGCAACATTATCTACATTTTGAATTTCTTTCCATTCCTCTACATATGCTACCCAAGACTCAAACATATCTTTTCTAGCTTGCATATTATCAAATGCAGAAAACATATAATGATGTGTCATAGAGTCTTTTGTATATCTCTCATTGTTTGCTGTCATATCTTCTCCAGAAAAACTATAAACTACTTCTTTAAGTGCAGCCACTTTAGACTTATTTACAGAATCTTTAGAAAATAGTTGTCCACCTATATTATGTTCTTCAACAATATCAAAGTCATATACAATAGGTTTATAACCAGCTCTAGCTAACATAAGTGATAACCAAGAACCAATTCCTCCAGCACCTCCAACAATACAATATACTTCCTTTTTAGGAAACCAAGGAGCATCTTTAAATCTACTTGCCTGTACTAAATTCATGTTTATTAAATTTTTCTAACATATTATGTAATGATTCTGAAACTGGTCTTAGCATTTGTACAACCCAAGGAGTTCTAGTAACTTCTATTTCAGTATTAAGATTCTCTAATACATCTTCAGTTACTTGTCTAAAGAATGTTGGTTCTTCTTTTGAAGCCCATTTATCAAAGAATTTCTCATACACCATAGTATATTTTTCTAATACACCTCTAGCAAGAGATTTACCATTAACTCCATATTGTCTATACATTTCCAATACATCTTCTAAGTCTTTGTAAGAACTAACATCATTTCCAGTATTAACAACAAACATAGTAAATTCCTCTATAATTTCTTCAAAATTATCTGAATCTACATTTACATTTACTTTATTATTAGTTTTTTTTGCAGCTATTTGATGATGTGGTGTATCACCAAAAAAATCTGGAGTATCATCCCATTCGTCTACTGTGTCTTGGAAGTCTTTTGACCATCCTTTTCCTGCTGGACTTGTTTTTACGTGACTTCTTGTGTCTACTGGAACTATTCTGCTTTTTCCAAAACCCTCATAAATAGTTCTAGTGCCTCCTCCACCATGATGAGTATGTATTACATGTTTAGGTTCAGCAGCTTTAATAATTCCTGCAACTTTACCTTTAAATGCATCATCCACTTGTATTTCATTCCTGGGAGCATCTATCTCACAGTCATATACAACAAGTTTTCTTTGGATATCATCATCTTTAGATTTGTAAGTATACTTTTGACCATTTTCATCTTTAGCTATTAAATCTGATGGTTCTGTTTCTGCTATAAAACACACTTTAGCACAGAAATCCATAAAATTATTTACTATAAGAGATGTATAAACATTATGATTTGGAGCATTGTCTTCTAATTCAGACCAATCTGTTCCAGAGAAAAATACATTCATAGTATTGTGAGAATGAATGTGTCCTATTTTCCAATTTTCAGACTCTTCATTTTCCATCATATATTCTACAACTCTTTCATCAAAAGAGTATTCTGTAAAAGCAGCAGTACCTTTTTGCATAGGTAAAATATCTTGTAAAGTTATTACCATATTTGCAGGGTCTTTGATACTACCTTCTACTGAGTAGAATAATATTCCTGACCACTCTACTTTAGATATCTCCTTGCACAGCCACTGTATCTGGTCTAGCACTTTCTTGGGCATGACCATCTTTATTTTCGTACCTAGCAATTGTACTCTCTCTAATTTTTTTGATATTAATGTCATATTCTAATTGTTCTTTAATAAATGTTTTAATTGATGGATGTAAGATATAAGATTGTTTAGATATATCTTCTAATTCAGGTGGATTACCTATAACTACAGGTACTTCTTGTCCTTGAAAAATATATTTTAATCCAATACTGGGCGGAGTTCTATATCCTGGTAACTGACCATAAGCATAATAAATTCCATCAGATTCCATACATAAAACTCTTGTTTTATCTGATTCAGTTAAAAGTGATATATAACTATTAATAAAAACATCAAATTTTTCATCATCTGATATACTGTATTTTTCTGACTCATATTTAACATTTATATCAGGAGTCTTATTATCAATTTTATGATGCTCTATAAGCTTATTTAAATACCACTTTGCTCTCTGTACACTATAATTATAAATTCTACCACTTGATGGAGAAGTTTTTATACTTGATATAGTTTTATAAGGACCACCTTCTAAAGATTCCCAGGATATCATTCCTAATAACTGAACTAAAAATAATTCAAATTTTTCAGATGTAAAACCATCTGAATTTATTTCAGCTATAAAATCATTAATATGTCCTGAACCTCTACAAAAACTACTCCAATATGGAGGCACATCTGAACTACCATTTTTACCTATAAAACCAGATAAATGGCTGTGAAAATAGTTAGAATTCCATTCTGCATATGATACAGTAGTTCTACCTCCAGATAAATTATATATTTTAATTTGAGAATTATCTCTATATAAATCTATACTTACAAATAAATCATTAATTACATGTTTTTTCTTATAAGAATTAACTATAGTAACTTCTTTAAAATAAATCACTAATCCTCTTATATCTACAGTACAATTTTCTAGGGATGTACCTGTTGGTACACTTATATCAAGGTCCCAATTGTCTGTATGAACATCTTGTGCAGCTTTTACAGCTAATCTAAACTTATCAAAGGCTCCTTTTGTAAGTTTACTACCATGCAAATATAGATTACCTTGTTCAAATTTCTCATTAATCCACTTGAAATCTCTACACTTATCATTTATTTTTATTTCTTTTAATATTTCTCTAGTATTCATAAATATAGTAAAATAAGATAAAAAGGGGAGCTTTTATATAGCTCCCCATATTGTTTTTAGTCTAACCAACTAGATGATTTTTTCAAACCACTTCCTGGACCAGCTGTTCCATTTTGAACTGCTCTTAAGTCCTCTAAATCTGGGTCTATACCATAATTAACTTGTGAGCCTTTGCAACAACTGCCTTCAGCTAATTCTTGACCAACTTCTTCAAGTTCATCAGCTATATCAGTTAACTTTTCAGCTAAACTATATAACTTAGATGATAATTCACCACCTGATTTAGTTTTTTGAGGCATTAAGTACAACTTAAAATCTCCTTCTGGAAGAACTGCTTCATCCATTGTTAATTCATTTCTAGTTTCCCCAACCATTATCTTCATACCAGAGAAATTAATCTCTCTAGCAGATAACAATGGCTTCAACTCTCCAAGAGTTGACACATTTGTTTCAATTGTACCTGAAACACCTACTGTTGATAAGACTTTAATCTTTCTTGTAGCCATTTTTAAAAAAGTTTTAGTTATTAAATAGAGACATCAGTGAATCTCTCTCCTTTGATTGCTTGAGTGAAAGATAATGCTTCTTCCAATCTAGCTAAGTCAGAAGTTAATTTAAACTCTGATTTTACATCATAAGGAATTTGTCTTTGAGCAGCAGCAATTGCTTGTCTCTTTTGTGCAATTTGTGCATTCAAATTCATAATCTCTCTTTGTACTTCAATAGAAGCTTCTTGTGCTTTGATTGCTAATGCTTCTTTTTGAACTTTTTTCTCATCTTTAGAGATTAATTGTAAATAAGTTTCTTTTGCCATTTTAATTAAATTTAAATTTAAAGTTTTTTTTACCAAATAATTTTTTCTTCCAAAATGTCATTTACTTTACTGAAATGTTTACATCCAAAGAAACCAGCAGTACCTCCATTATATGTTTCAGCAGCAGGGTGTGGTGCTTCTAGCACAACATTATTTTCAGCTATAAATTCTTTATAAGCTTGTGCTTTCTTTCCCCAAAGCAACCATACTACTTTATTTCTATTAGATATATACTTAATAACTTCTACTGTAAAGTTATTCCAGTATTTTAAATGACTTCCAGCTTTACCTTCCTCTACTGTAAGTGCTGTGTTTAATAAAAACACACCTTGTTGTGTCCAATGTGTTAATGTTCTCCATCTTCTATCTGCTCTTTTTAGATTGTTATCATCAATCTCTTTAATTATTATATTCAGACTTTGTGGTATACTACATTGTGCATCTACAGCAAAGGCATAGCCAATAGCTTGACCCTTTTTTGGATAAGGGTCTTGTCCTAATATAACTACTTTTATATCATCAACAGGCATAGAAAATACATTAAATATATTTTCTGCTTGTGGATAAAAAGTACAATTAGGTAATATCTGTGTGTTTAGTTGTATAAGGTCCTCATCTCTATTTAATATTTCCATAATAGGTATCCAGGATGAATGTATTTTACTTAGTGGATTCATAATAATTGTTTTAATTTTAAAAATTCTAATAAAGCATTTTTCCCTTTGACCTCTATGTAATCAGACGGGTCCTTAATTTTCTCTTTTAATAATATTGGTGGTAACATAACTGATGATATATCATTATTAGTTTTAAATGATTTTAAATGCTCTACAACTAATCTACTATTAGTAATGCCTGCATTATCATTATCAAACCAAATAATAATTTTTTTAAACTTAGAAAGTAAATTCAGTAATATTTCATTATTAGGTATCATTCCTTCATTTTGAAACCATATAACTATAAGACCTTGATTTTTAAGTACTCTGTAATCTTTATAAGATTTAGTTATAATTAATTGTTCTCCTGATTTAGGTAAATCATTTACACCACCTATATCATTTTGATTACAAGTAGTAAACCATTTACCTTCTTTTATAGGAGAATAAGGTCTATATATTTTCTTCCTGTTTCCCTCAAAGTCAGTATATGCATAACATATGTCCAAAGGTCTAACTGAAAAAGGCTTCCCTTTTCTTGAAGTAGATTTATATAGTTCAACAGGAATTACTTTATCATCAATTAAATTTTGTTTTGTTATTTCATATTTCCACCAAAATTTCTTATCTTTGTAGTTAAACTGTCTTGGTAAAATGGTGATAACTCTTTCCTTGATAATATTAAAGTTCTTTTCTTCTACACTATCCTTTAATTGGATTATTTCTCTAACCTTTTCTAAGTTATCACCTAAGCCAAGACTTAATTTATCATTAATAAGATGTAAAGCATCTATATAAGATATATTAAAAACTTTTTGTATAAAAGTTATGCAATTCATACTTTTTAATCTGTATGGAGATGCAAAATCTATAAACATTAAGTTTCCATTATATCTTTCAAAATAACAATCACCAACATTATCAGGACGGTAGGGAGCCTTATGTTTAGACTCCCCATTATCCTTAATTTCATCCTGTATAACTATTCCAAATATTTCTTCTTCAGAAGCTCTTTTAAAGATTTCTGTTATATTAAGAGGTACATATTTATTATAGCCATACATAATTTAAATTTTTACCAAGTTGCACCAGCACCTTGATTCATAGCTGCTCCAGCATTTGCATCAGTTAAATTTTCAGTCAAATTTGTCTGATTTGCAAAAGCAGATTTCATGAACCATTCACCTCTTTTAAATGGATGTGTAACACCTGATTCAGTGTTAACGTATTTAATATGGGTTTCAGTTCTGTCTTCTGTGAATCCGTTACCTAGAGATTTAACTAAGTACACTCCATGCTTGATATTTTTTGGTAGTTCCAAATAAGTTTTATCATTTTCTCCAGATGGTTGCCATTGATATTGTAAAAATACATCATTAGCTTGTTTTTCCCAATTTGGAGTTGATTTTACTAATCTTTCTAAGATTTGTGCAAAATCTTTAAATGAATTAATTGGAACTGAAAGTGCTTGTTGCACAGATTCTGGAGATACAAATGCCTCTACAATAGAAGATAATTCACCATTCAATAATTGAACAGCTTTTTTGTGTTCTTCTTTGTACTCATTAGAGTTAGTATCTGTAATTTCTCCACCACCTTTAGCAAATACTTTAGTTACTGGAAAGAATCTTTTTCTATATTCTCTCTCACCAACTTGTACTGTTAAGTCAATGGCATCTTGTTGTGCTCCATCTGCACCTGCATTTGGATTGTACTCAAATTTTGTAACATAGCCTATATTTAAGCCAAACTTCCCACCTTGTGCTCCAGGTGTTACTTCATCTGAATTTTGATATCCGTACATATTATAAATAAAATTTTAAATTACTAATTATTACCAGCTTATATCTTCTGTGTTTGCACTCACAGCTGTAGCTTCTGGCATAGCTACTTCTTCTTGTTGAACAGTTGGTTCTGTGTGAACAACAGCTCTGTGCTCATGAGCTTGTTCTTGTTGCATCTCTTGATTTATATCATCAACTAATACATATTTAGGATTATGGAACTTTCTAATTCTAAGTCCAGCATCTCTAAGTACTTTAGTCATTTGAGCAACAGGTAAACCATAATGTTCTGCTAGTTGGTTTTTCTTCCAACCCTCATTAACTTTTTGTGTTAAATCACTTGTTGTAATTCTTACTTGTTCTGACATTATTAATTATTGTATTTATTAACTTGTTCTAATACAAATCCCATATCATTTGGAATAAGTTTCTCTTCAAACATACCTACTGGTGATTTAGCCATAATATGAATTCCTCTGTCATCAATATGTTTATTAGTAACAAAGAAATACTGTGTGCCTTGCATATTGGTTTTAGTAGTTGTATATAATACAACAGTAAATAAACCAGCTAAGTTAACTTTATCATCTAACATTTTACCTAATGTTTTTATCTTAGATTTTCCATCTTCCTCATCATCATGAGTTAAGATAATAAAGTTTAAATTATCATGCATATTGATACCAGTATTTATAATATCATACATATTTTTAGCCATTCTGTTGAACTTATCATATCCTGTCTTAAGTGCATTAGCCATAAATTCTTCTGACATAATATATTGACTATCATCTAGTACAACATTTTTTATGTCAGGTCTATTTACGTTAATAAACTGTAGAGTTTTAATAATAAGTGCAGCATCTGTAGTAGATAAATAATTACCTTCAACTGGAGGTTTTGAAGTGTCTATAGGAATATATTTAGATTTCCATCCCTTAATAGGTAAAGGTTTACCTTTCACATTTATAATAAATGTTTCTTTAGGTTCTAATCCTTTAATATTAAGTTCAGGTATTTGTCCTATAGATGTAGATTTACCACTTCCACTATCTCCAACAATTGCAATTGCATTTGCCATACTTTAATTTGTGTTTAATTTTTTTGAATAATCATAAACAGCTTTCATACCTTCTACATTATCTAGTTTTGGAAGTTCTTTAAAGAAATCCACTGCTCCATCAAAGAACAAAGGTAATTTTTTATTAGCAACTCCATCCCTATCTTTCAAAATAGACATTTGCCTGTATCTATCTCTCATAATTAAGATATTATAACCATTATGTACTTGAATTCCATACCTATCTGGAGCAAATAAACCTAGTACTACATTTGCATCTCTTTGTGTAGTCTTGTTATCACCCAATCCATCTAAACTGGGTTCTAATTTGGCTTCTATTGTTTCACCTTTATAATTTGTATCAACTCTTTCTTTATCTGAAGCTTGTTGTTGTACATTTACAGGTATAAAACCAAATCTATCTCTCATTCTCAGACAATAATCTGATGAGTACTTTCCCATAGTTTGCCATTGTGTTAGACCTGCTTCAGGATGAAGCAAAGAAATATGGTCTACAAGTACAATGACGTAGTGTTTGTCATGGTCCTTTTTATAATAGGCAATTTTTTTATAGGTTTCATTTTCTCCTTCTTTTACTTCCAATTTTTCTTGTTCTGTAAAAGGTTTTCCACTTGCATCATAATAGTTTCCTATTTCAAGTGCATAATCTCTCATGTATTTATAAATACCAGTAGGATTTTTTATAGTATCTATAATATCTACAATTTCTAAAAACTCATTTACATACTCTTCAGCCTCCTTAATTTTTTCAAGAGTATCACTATCAATAGTATTAAACCTACCTCTAGATTGTAATTGTTTTGTTGAAACTGTAATACCATATTCAGTAAATAAGTACCTACTAATTTCAGAAAGTATAATTTTATGTCTACTTTCTTCTAAAGAAAAATACTTAATAGTAAGTTTTATATCTGAATCAGGATTATGTTTTATATATTGGTATGGGTTGTGTATAAATAAGTATCTTGCAAGTTTACTTTTACCTACTCCACTTGAAGCAGTTATTAAATAATAAGTATCTTGTTCAATACCTGGCAAATATTTTTCCAATCTTTCCATTCCCATAAATGGAATACAATTGAAATAACCTTGTTCATGATTATGTTTGTTATCAATTATTCTTTGGTATACTTGTTTAAAATTCATTATATTATATCATCTGAATATTTAAAACCACTCTCTTCTTGTCTCTTTAGTTGACTAACATAATCACCTAACATAGAGCTACCATCTGCTTCATAAATAAATTTATGAGATTTTTTACAATATTTCGGGTTATCTACACTTTTTAAGTATAGTTTAGTTGCCTCAAATACTTCATCTTTTCTTATAGATGGATTGTTTACAAAAAACTTCTTTATCCTGCTAAGGACATATTGTTTTGTTCCTCTTCTTTCTGGATTTACTGATTTAAATAAATCCATCCACTCTCCAATCCATTCAAAACCAGTTTCTTGTTCCTCAAAGAGTGGTACTCTCCAAGTTATTGAACCAGTTTCATAATTCTTTGTCACTATTCCACAAGCTAATACTTTTCTCTCTAGTACATCTGGTATAAAAGAAGGTGAAGTTCCATAATACAAACAAAGTAAATAAGATATACCATCATGTATAGATATATTTTTAGAATTAAAAATACTTCTAATCTCCGAATTAAAATTTAAAGTTATATTACTCATAATTTTTCCAACTTACATGTTCAATACTATCTTTATTAAATCCTTCTAATACCTTGTCCTTCCATTTTTCATCTACAGTATCTACTGTACAAAGAATGTAAATGTTTGCAACATAACCATCTTGTAAAACTAAAGACCTAGCTATTTTCTGTGTAGCATCTCCTTTCTTATCAGAGTTAACTTGTACTATTACAAAGTTATCTACTCCTCTAAAAGTAAATCCAACACCACCTGCATTAACACAGGCTAGTAAGTTTATCTTCCCAGTTATAAATTTGTTTAAATCTGTGTCATCAGTTTTTGAATGGTAGGTATATTGTGATATAGACTCTGCTTGAGAAATTCCACCAGTAAATACTAAAGTCCTACCCTTTAGTTTACCTATAAATTTCTTAGCAAAATCATTTTTAGATTTGAGATTATATATAAATCTCATTCTATTTAGATAAAAGAATTGAGGTACAATTTGTCCACTAAATAACTTAGCATTAATAATCCTAGTTAAATATGAATAATGTTTATCCTCAGTAGTTAAGAAAGGCTTTTTCTTATTACCTGCCTTAATATACTTATCTCTACTATCTAATTTGCACTCTACTACTGTAATCTTATAAGGAGCAATAAGTTTTTTTTCTACAGCTTCATCAATAGAAAGTTCTACTAATATTTCTAAATCAAGTTTCTTATACAGTTCCAACTTTTCTTCATGTTTAGGATGTGTACCTGATAGACCTATAATAGTATTATAGTCTATACTACTATCAAATAATGGCTCAGAATTATTTTCAGTAATATTTTGATATTCATCTAATATGATTAGGTCATATTTACCTTTGTGGTCTGCAAGTGAAGCCCAGCATATAATATCAGTCTTTCTATAATGTGTAAGTGCTCTCCAATTTTTAAATTCTTCAGGAATATCTATATCCCTTAATTTTGTATTAGGTGTAACCCAAAGTACTTTTTTAGGTTTCTCCTTTTTAATTATATCAATAGCTATCTTAGTCTTACCTACTCTAGGAGCTAAGTTAATAAGACCATGACATGGAGTAGGAAGAGAGTCAACAATTTCTTTTTGTATCTTACTCTTATTTATTCCCATAAACCATTTTTATGTATTTCTATTCCTAAGAAAGTATCTGCTTTTTTACCTTTAAATTGAGGATACTCTTTAAATAATTGTTTAAAATTACCTCTATGTAAATATCTCCATATATTATTCCAGCCCATTCTAGATATACCTAAATAATCATTACAACTTCCCCAATTAAAAGCATGAATTAAACTTATTTGGTCTGCTTCTTCTATAGTTAATGAACCTGGAGGATAATGCATTGAATATCTTATTGTTCTATCTAAAGCTATTTCATAAAGTTTTTCAGAATAACCCCTTATATCTATAATTCTTATATCCACAATCCATTAGTTTTAATTTTTATTCCCATAAACTCTTGTTCTTTTTTCTTTTCTTTAAATAAATGTGGGCATATTTGTTTAGCTGTTTCAAAATCTCCTACATTTATGGCTGACCAAAAATTTGGTCCTTCTTCAGTTCTATCCCATATAAATAGTGAACTTACATGTTGTGTATTTATATAATCTATATCAAGAGTATCACTAGTTGAATTTAAAACTCTTTCATATACTAGAGGATATTCATCTCTTAAATCACTTATTCTTATAACCATAGTTATTATAATTAATGTATTTTAGCATAATTTTCTCCAAATTCAACAGATATATTAAGTGGAACATTAAGCTTAACTTTTCTATTTACTTCTTCAATAGATTCTTTAAGTATTTTAGATATATTTTCTTCTTGACCTTTATCAAATGAAAATACTATCTCATCATGATATTGAAGCATTATTTTAATACCTCTACTTCTAACTTCCCTAACCCATAAATCAAAACAAAATACTCCAGTACCTTGATTAAGTGTAGAAAATTTATCTTTTAAATATCTTAAAGAATACCAAAATCCTGAAACTGGATTTCTAAGCCACATTTGGTCTTCTATCTTTTTTACTTTACAAGACTTTTCAACAAGTTTAACAGACTTGTTTCTTTTCCAGTAAGTAGTGTGCAAGTTTTTAGCTTGCTCTAAAGACATACCAGAAGATTGTGCAATCTTAGGTGGTCCAGCTCCATAAATACCTGCAAAATTAACTACTTTAGCTATACCTCTAGTTTGTGAATGGTCTTCTTCTTTTCTTTTATGTGCTTCTGCTTGTTCTTCAGTAAGCATTTTAGCAAGAACAGCAATATCTAAATGAGGGTCAAAACCTGGTACTCTCATTTGTGTTACATATTCAGGGTCAAAGAAATACATATAATGTTGTTTAGTAGTATCTTCTAATGAAGACATATCTGAACCACATAATAATTGAGAGTCATTAGGAGCTATAATAGAGCCTCTAATATTCTCCCCATAAAACTTAAAAGCTTTAGGTAAGTTAACAATAGGTTTTTTATGTCTAAATCTAAGAGTATTAGTAAAACCATGTATTCTAGCTTTAGTAAAACCTTGTAAATCCATATTCTCTTTATAAGAATCAAATATTCCTATCCTATGTTTAATTAAGGATAACATATCTAAGTTTTCTAATGCAGGTTCAATATTATATAAATCTCTAATAGATTCACACACTTCATCATCAACATAAACCTGAGGTATTTTATTTATTTCTCCAGCATTATTTTTTCTAAACTCAAAAGTTCTAGGCTCCCAACCTAAACTAAATAGCCAGTCTTTTATTTGCTGATGACTTCCAGGATTACCTGGTTCATTAGACACTTCAACTCTTACTGTACCTTCATAATCCTCTGGTAAATTAAAATTAGATAATAAGCCTAACCAATCAGCCCCTCTAGAAGATATAGAACCATCTTTTTTATACATTTTAGCTGGTTTAGATACTTCTTTATATTTAATATCTCTAGGCATAGCTTCTATAAGAGCTGTTTCTTTTTCAAATTGTAGCTCTTGAAGCTCTTCTAAAGATTTATCTATAAGGTCAACATCCAATCTACATTGTACTTCTTCTTGTTCTCTAGCACAGTCTAATTTAAAACTTAAGTAGTCAATTATGCCTTTAATACTATCTTCATTACCTTCGTATAATATAGATAAATAATCCATTTGATTTTTAAATAGTTGTAAATTGATTCTAACATCCATCTCACATCTATGTATATAATCATTTATACTTTGGTTATTCCAATCAGCTATAAAAGGTTTAGGTATATTAAACTCATCTCCCCATACTTCTAATCCATGTTTAGGTCTTAAAGGATATAAGTACCAAGATAAACCTAAAGTATCTATAAGATTACTGGTTATTTGTTCATCTGATATTCTAAGTATTTTTTTAATAGCAGGTATATCATACATTATAATATTATGACCTACTAATACTTCTTGATTTTGTATAAAATAAGACATTTCATTATAGTCTGTTATACTACCAGACTGAATAACTTTTTTTTGTTCTGTATCATATATTTGATAAGATAAACAGTGAATTTTACTAATAGTTTCTAATAGTCCATCTGCCTCTATGTCAAATATTGTATATTTCATTCTGCTATTACTTGTAATCCATTTTTTATTATAGTCATATCTATATCTACTTCTTCTGTATTAAATATTCCTTTATGTAATCCTGGTCTAGCACCAAATGCATTAGGAATAATAGTAGGTATACTTTCTTTAGAGATATATATTTTAGGTATTCTAGTTGTAACATCAGTATTTTCTAATGTATAAAAATTATTTCTTACATAGTATAAAGATAATCTTAAATTGTCTTTTTCTTTATCTCCTGTATTTCTATCTTTACATTTCACATAATCCTCAGGATATTCCATTGAAAGTTCAGTTCTTGTTTTTAATATAAATTTTATTTGTTTCATGCTTTAAATATTAAGGTAAAAAAATAAAAATAGGAAACCCTTGTATCTTAAGTAGAGTTTTAAATTCTACATTAAAGATAACAAAGGTTTCCAAAGAAAAACTATTAGAAACTATAAAAACTGTTTATTAAGGTGAAACACCTTAAGTTTCTAACAGCTGTGCAAATATATAACTTGTGGGAAGTGTATATCAATTTTTAAATAAGAAAGAGTTAGCTAGATTATTTCATACATCAAGATAAGTGCTCATTTAAGTAACATTCTAATACTTTTTGTGACTTACACCCTGTGTTTGCAACAATTGGTCTATAATTTAACCTATTTAAAAAGACTTTTTTAGAGGCTTTTTCTGTATAGTACTAGTTTATCACTAGCTAATCTTCTTTCTTTGAAGCATAGATAGGATTCGAACCTATGAGTAATAGTTTTGCAGACTACCTCCTTAACCACTCGGACACTATGCTAGATAAATAAAGCTCTGGAAGTCCTTCCTCATGTTTGACATTATTGGATAGTAACTTCATCAGAGCTATAACAAATATAGCAATTTTTCTTGTATTACACAAGTTTTTTTAGGGTAAATAATGAGGCTCGAACTCATACTAGAAGAACCACAAACTTCCGTGCTAACCATTAACACTATATTTACCATTTAATTCTCTGTCAAGATTCAGGCTTGAATATTCCCTCTATATAAAATAGACACGGGCTTCAGGTTAACACTTCTCTAACTACTTAGTTTAGTTCCGTTTACTATGAATATCTCTCCAATAAATAACAACTACTGAATTAGTATGTACTTGAGCAATAATCTTTTTACAATCATCTCCCCATAATTTAATATGGAATTACTATTTATCTTCAAGCAGAGAATTAGATGAGATATAAAGATTCGAACTCTAACTAGAAGGACCAAAACCTTCTGTGCTGCCATTACACCATATCTCATTATAGTACTTCATACGTTAAAAGTGAGGATTTTAGTACTAACTTACTCCTTATATATAAGGTAGACTGGTTTTACCAGCCTGACTCCACCACCCTGTTTAATATTTGTCAGATACAGGGAAACTGCTACTCTTAATCACGTAGATATGTATATGCTTTGTGATATTTTTCTAATCTTTCAAAGTCTTTTTTTCTAAGACCTTTTAACCTAGTAATTTTAGTATTATGTTCTAAATCTCTAAGTTTAATTGCTCTTGCTACAGGATGTGTAGATACTTTTCTAATATATTCTTCATAAGAATCTTCTGGTTTATGAGTAAGTAGGTTTACTATCATAGCTACTTCTAAGCCAAATTTACTCATAATTTCTTCTCTAGTTATATCTGTGTCTTCTACAATATCATGTAAAACTGCACAAATCATAGCTAAATCTCCTAAATGTCTTACTTTATCCATTACCCATAGACAATGTAATATATAAGGTTTTCCTCCCTTATCAAGAACACCTACAAATTTTTCTGATGCCAATGCTATGGCTACTGCTAATTTATTCATCAAATTAGGTTTTAAAGTTAGTGGACAAGACGGGATTTGAACCCGCATCCTTCTGCTTGCAAAGCAGACGCTCAGCCAATTGAGCTACAAGCCCATTAAAATAAATAGAGAAAGTTTAAAAGAGTATAATTGTTTATTTTATAACCGAAAAATACGAAGTAACTCTCTTATTACTACTATTTATAGTACTCCCTGTGGGATTCGAACCCTACGTGACCACCGTGAAAGGGTGGCATCCTAGACCTGCTAGATGAAAGGAGCATTGCTTAATTTGATAATAGTTTTTAGTGCAGCAGGTGAGGCTCGAACTCACAACTTCCTGCTTGGAAGGCAGGCACACTACCAATTGTGCTACTACTGCTTAAGTGAAATCACACCAATTATCATAATCATCATCTTTACTTTTATAAGATAAAACAATTAAAATAAAAAATGCTAGTAAAATTAAAAGTAATTTTATTGTCATAGTTTCTAATTTTTAGTAGTCACAACAGGATTTGAACCTGTGGTCTCTTCATTATCAGTGAAGTGCTTTAACCATCTAAGCTATGCGACTAGATAATTACATCTTTCATCCATTTAGATATGAATTTAATCTGTAATTTATTTTTTCTAATACCACTACAGTATTCACACTTACATTTGTAAGTTCTTAAATGTAAACCATCTCTACCTTCAGGATATTTTACATCATTTCTATCTTTTCTTATAGTTCTGCTCATAATATTTAATTTAGTAGAGAGATAGGGGATTGAACCCTAGTAAGCTTTTAAACCTAGCCTTAGATTAGCAATCTAGCACATTACCACTCTGTCACCTCTCTAGGTAAGGAAGTATTTTAATTCCTTTATTTCCCCCTCATCCTGCTATCTTAATAGAGTCTACTCTGTTTTTCACAGATTCAGGTATTCAGGATGCCTATACACAATAGGTAGTGTTATTTAGAAGAGAGAGGGGGACTCGAACCCAACCAAAGCTTTTACACCCACTTGTTTTCAAGACAAGCTCTTCATCCAGCCAGATTCTCTCTATAATTTGTACCTCACCCAGGACTCGAACCTGGAGCGTATGGAGCTTAAATCCATTGTGTTTACCTATTTCACCAGTGAGGCACTTGTTTAATCATTATTATTTATTAGAATGATTAAAATAATAATTAAAAGTACTAGTTCCATTTTAATTACAATTTAAGTTATATTTTCTTGATAGTGTAAATTTCTATGACAATTAGAACATAAAATATCACATTTTTCAATCTCTTTTAAGACTCTTTCTTTACTAGCTTCTTGTAGAAGAATAGCAACATTCTTATCTTTTTCTTCTGGATTTCTATGATGAAAATCTAATACCCACCATCTTGATTCTCCACATTTAGAACAAAATAAAGTACTTTTTATATTTTCAATCCAATCTCTATTTCTTTTCTTTCTTGCTTGATTATATTTTTTATATTTTTCTTTCTGACCTTCTCCTAAATGATAAGAAATAGTTCCTTTACTACAACCTAATTCTTGTTGTATTTCCCTATAAGACTTACCTTGTTCTCTTAATTTTAATATTTGCTCTTTCATACTACAAATATACAAAATATATTTGGTTCAAACAAGAAAATGTGCACCTGATAGGATTCGAACCTATAATATACATGTTCCTAAGACATGCGTGTATACCAATTCCACCACAGATGCAACAAAAGTTTTAACCTTCTGTATCTTGAACTCCTTCCGCTACAGAGGATGCCATAAGTTGTTCAAACATATTTAATCTTTGCATAAGATTAGCTCTATCTTGTAAAACTCCCCAAAATAAATAAGTTAATTCTAATTGAGTAAACTCTTTACAAAGTTTTTCTACAAAAATTGAAGGTTTTATAGACTCTTCATTTTCCTCATTCTTTTCTTTAATTTCATCAACAAGTTTATTAAACTTGGATATAAGTTCTTTATCTCTTGATTCTTCCCATCCAAGGGCTTTTACAAGGTTTTCAGCTTCATGATTAATTTCCATGTTATATAATTTAATTATTAATAATTGTTCCTCCACTAAGATTCGAACTTAGGACTCCCATGTTAAAAGCATGGTACTCTAGCCAACTGAGTTATAGAGGAATGTAGCTTGATATTAAAACTAGTGACAAATAGGTATGGTGTCACCCAGATTCCATACAATCCTGTTAGTAATATTAAGCTTTGTCTAAGAGGCAGGACTTGAACCTACGACCTGATGCTCCCAAAGCACCCATTCTACCAACTGAACTACTCCTAGAAAATGTTGCGGGAGTGGGACTCGAACCCACGTCTTAGGCTTATGAGACCTAGCTGGCAACCTCCTCCAGTCTATCCCACAATGTTATACATATTTTCCATTTTTATCTTTTTTGACACCTAATTTATTCATAAGATTATATAATCCTCGTATAGTAGGTTGACCTTTTGGTGCTAATAATGGATAGGCTTGACCTATACTACCATTACACTTGTTCATAGCTTTACATATAAGTCTTTTATGTGCCTCAGCTATTGTTTCAATTTTTTCAGTTTTTTTCTTCATCTAACCAATGTGTTACTATTTGTCCTGAGCAATCCCAAGATGTTTTACCATTCTCATGTATCTTATAGACACAATCAAATTTATTACCTCCTAATGCAGTTTCTGTTTTAACCACATACTTTCCTGCTTTTGCAGGTAATCTTTCTAAGATACTAATCCATTGCATTATTTAATTTTTAGTGGGACCCAGTGGACTCGAACCACTCCCCGAAGGACCAGATTTACAGTCTGGCTGCTGTATCCAAACAACTTTTGGTTCCCGTATAACACGCATGCCAAGAGGCTGACAGCTAAACCTGTCCAAACTATGTGTATCTGCATTGTCCACCTCTTGGATTGATACTTACCATACGTCGTGGCACAGAGTAGATTCGAACTACTAACACCTAGAGCTTCAATCTAGTGCTCTACCATTGGAGCTACTGAGCCATATAAATAAAAGAGAGAAATTGATATAACTGTGTTTGTGTATAACAAATGTTTAAAATTTGCGTCTTAACCAATTTGACTATATATGCAAGCGCATACAATAGGACTCGAACCTATAATTACGAAGTAAGTTATTATCTCACTACTCTTTTAATTTATGTTGTGGGGAGACTTGGAATCGAACCAAGAATCATAATTTTTCAGAATTATTGCTTTACCTACGAAGTAACTTATAATCTCACTATTTGATAACAAAAGAACATGACATAAGTATGTTTTCAAAATTTGCTATCTCCCCATATAATTTTTACACTCCTCTAGTTCCCGAAGCTAGAGTAAAAGTTTTTCATTTTCCTATATCATTAAACCAGTTTCATAACACGTATTACCTGGATTAATGTGTAGTTTATTAAGCAATATATATTTATATATATATCACTAAGTATTTTTATTATATCATATATTATATCTATTATTATATAGTTTTTACAAATGATATAGTTCTATACTTGGAACAACAAGTGTATTGCACACCAGAAAGGAATCGAACCTCTAACCCTTAGTTTTGGAGACTAATGCTCTGCCTAATTGAGCTACTGATGTGTATAATTTAATTTTGGGCTTCAATAAAAGTTGCTATACCGTCTTTAACAGTTACAATAACTGTTATATTAAACCCTCTAACTCCTTCTTTAGTTTTTAATTCATATTGAATTTTTTTATAAGTAAGAATTATTGTGTATCCACCCCAAGTACCTATATATACACCATCAGGTAATATTTCTTCTTTAG